AAATAAAGAAAATCCAAGCTGACTTATTAGAGTTGGACTTCACTCAATCCGTACAAAGTACAATCGAGCCGAAACAACAAGAGAAAAATAACGATGCCGAGATTATCAAAGCAATAAAAGATTTTAATAACCTATTTAAAAAGTAAAAATGGAAAATTTAGACTTAATCAAAGAAATGGCAGAAAACGTGAAAGGTTTTGCGGGTCAAATCGATGAAGTAAAATCTACTGTATCAGTAGTAAAGGACGAAATGCAAAAGCAAATCGACCAAGCTTTCGCTGCTAAAAAAACAAGCGAAGCAAAAGAAGTAAAATTCTTTGATGAATTAGTTCAAGAAAAAATGGAAGGTCGTTTAGACGAAATGGAAAACACTTTAAAGAAAGGTGGAAAATTCCGTTTAGAAATGCCTGAGGCAAAAACAATGACTATTAGCGGTAACGTAACAGGAAATCCGGTTACTACTTACTCTTTACGTCCGGCATTACAACCGGCTCAATTAGTTAACTTCCGTGATTTAGTTCCAACTGTAAGAAGTGAAAGCGGTCTTTACACTTTCTATAAGGAAAACACAGGAGAAGTTAACAATATTGCTTCTCAAACAGAAGGTAACGTTAAAGGTGCTAATGATTATTCTTTAACTGAAACTAAGATTGTAAACTCATACATCGCCGGTTTCTCTCGTTTCTCTAAGCAAATGATGAAATCTTTACCTTTCTTGAGTCAATCTTTACCAAGAATGTTACAAAGAGATTTCTTTAAAGCAGAAAACGCTTCTTTCTTCTCAACTGTAAGTGGTGCAGCAACAGGAGTTACTACAACTACTGAAACTGTTGACTTAAAGCAATTAGTACAATTAATCGCTAACCAAAAGGCAGCTAACTTTAACCCTTCTTATATTTTAGTTAGTCCGGCTCAACAATCTAAAATCTTAATTGATACTATCAATGCGGGTTATTATGTTGGTTCAGGTTCAGTTCAAATCGGAACAGGTGGCGACATCACTATTTGGGGTGTTCCTGTAATTTCAGCTACTTGGGTTACTAACGATAAAGCATTAGTAATTGATGCTGACTACATCGAAAGAGTTGAAGTTGAAGGTATCGCAATCGAATTCGCTTATGAAGATGCTGATAACTTCCAAAGAAACTTAGTAACTGCAAGAATTGAGTGCTACGAAGCAATCAACTTAATGTTACCGGGTTCAGCTATCTACGCTACTTTAAATCCTTAATATTTAAAGGTTAGATAAATAAATTGCCCTCTACTCAAAAGGTAGGGGGTTTTTTATTTTAATTAATGTAAATTTGTAAAAAAGAAAATATGTCTTTCTATAATTATTTAGTCGATTATTCATTGGTTGACAATGGCACAATTACCGAACCGGTAACACTTGCAGAAGCTAAAAACTATTGCCGTGTTTCAACAAATGCTGACGATGATTTGATTACTGATTTAATAACTCAATCAAGAGAAGCAATAGAAAAAGCAACGGGTTTATGCTTAACTTCAAAGAATGTAACAATATGGTTTAACAATCCGGCGGGTAATATACAAATGCCTTTCGGACCAATGAACTCAACAACTTTTAAATTATACGATACAAATACAGGAAACGAAATTTTAGCTGCTAATTATTTTTTAACAGGGGACAAATATCCAAGCCTTGAATTTCCTATTTGGAACAAATTGAAGGCAACATATACAAGTGGATTTACAACGGTACCAAAAGACCTTAAAGTGGCTATTTTGGATCAAATAGACTTCGACTACGAGAATAGAGGAGCAGACATTGAAAGATATGACACTTATGCGGTATGTCAAAAAGCATGGAGGGCATGTCAACGATATACAAGAACAAGTCCAATATTATAATATGAGAATAGGCGACAAAAAAGGATATGAAGTAAATTCATCGACTATGACAAGGCGAGTTTTGCTTTATGCACCAACTCGAACAAGTAACGGCGAAGGTGGATATGATACAACTTTTACTTTACAAGCAACCGTTTGGGGAGATTTTAGACCGGCAAAAAGTACAAGAACATTATTAGAAAATGAACTTACTTTTTATCAAGATGCTAAAGTTTATATTAGATACGGAACGCTTGTAAACGAAGATTATCAAATATTTGTAGAGGGCAAAACTTATACAATACACTCAATAAACGATGTTGACAATCAGCATCGCTTTTTAGAAATAAACATGAATGGTTAGTATTAGCGTAGATATAACAGGAACAACGGACCTTCTTAAACGATTTGATAAATTGGATAAAAAGGTAAAAGATAACATCAAAGATGAAGTCAATGCATCCGCTTTGAAAATTCAATCTGATGCAAAGAAATTGGCTCCTGTTAACTTAGGAACGTTAAGAAATTCTATTTATTTAGTAGAGGAAAATAAAGGAAGCAATCAATATATTTATGGCGTGGGATCAAGTGCAAGATATGCTCCCTATGTTGAATTTGGGACGGGTGGAAAGGTTTCAATTCCGGAAGGTTATTCAGATTACGCAAGTCAATTCAAAGGCAAACAAGGTGGCAAATTTAAAGACATGGTTTTAGCTTTAACTGAATGGGTATTAAAGAAAGGCTTAGCAAGTGGCAAACAAAGTAAGTCGGTAGCTTATGCAATAGCTATAAACATATTAAGAAAAGGACTTAGACCTCAACCTTTTTTAATACCGGCATTTGAATCAGAAAAGAACAAATTATTGGCAAGAATAGAAAAAATTATAAAAGATGCTTAACCCTAACGTAGAAATAAAGAAATGGTTTATTACTCATATTGCATCGGCAACAAGTTTACAAGTATTTGATGGCTTTGCTCCTGATTTAAACTTAAACGAATATATCATTTTAGATGGTCGTACTTCAAGCCAAGAACAAGGTAAAAGCGGTTACACTAACTCAAATGTAATCATAGTTGACATTGTTACAAAAAATGCTAACTTTGGCTATAAACGTGCTGAAACAATATCTAATTTAATTCTAACAGAAATAAATTCAGACACTAAAATAACACTACCGGCGGGGTGGAACTCATCAAGCTTGTATGTAGAAAGTGTAAGAAATTTAGACGGTTTAAATCCATTAGATAATGTATTTAGAACTTTAATAACATATAATTTAACAATAACTCAAAATTAATAAAATGGCAGAAACTAAAGTATCAGCGAGGGACTACCTCCTATTAGCAGACATTGACGGCGATGGAACATTTAAACCCGTTGCTTGTCTAACTTCAAACAATATTACTTCATCTTTGAATGTAATTGATGCAACTTCTAAATGTGGCAATCAAATGCAACCGGGTCCGGCTTACAATCAAACTATTAAAGCTGACGGTTTTGCAATAGATCAAACAGGAACGGCTTCAAAAGATAGTTATAATCAATTATATTCTGCTTTTGTAGCTAAAACTACTTTTGCAATTAAAATGGGACCTACAACTCCTGTTTCCGGTAATGTAGTTTATAGCGGAACGGTGTTTATATCTGCTTTCGATGTTACGGCAGCGGATAAAGACGACGTTAAATTTAGTGCTACTTTAACGGTTGCAGTACCTCCATTAACTCAAACAGTAACAGCATAATAAAATACCAACTATGTTCGAATTAAAACTAAACAACAAAACAATAAACTTAAAATGGGGAACTTGGTCGATGCGAGAATTTTGCATAGACAATAATTTAACTATTGACAAGTACTTTGAACTTTTAAGTAAATCTCAATTTGATTTAAACTTATTTGTAAAGATGATTTACATAGGTTATAAATCAGCATGTACAAGCAACAAACAAGATATTGAATATACTGAAATTGATGTTTGTGATTGGATAGATGAATTAGGTGGTCTTTACAATACCGAAGGGCAAATTATGGATTACATTAAATATGTGATTTCTACAACTGTTACAACGGTGCAAGGAGTTGTTAAAGATGAAAAAAAAAAGCCTAATAAAGCTAAGTTGGGATGATATTTTAGTTAAGGCTGCCGAATGTGATATAAGACCGAATGAGTTTTGGGAAATGACTTGGAAAGACTTTTCTATTATAGTAATGGGAAAGGAAAAAAAAGAGTTAAATGAATGGGCGAGGACAAGAAACCTCGCCTATATTATATACTTAAGTAGCACTTCTGAAAAATCGCCAAAGTCTATTCAGTCTTTTTGGCCTATGCCGGAAATTGATAACTTTGAGGTAAATGAGGAAAAAACATTGCTTAGCGATGAAGAACTTACGAGAACTTTAAAATTGTATGGAGTAAACTAAAAAAGAATGTTACAAGAGAATTTACAAATAAATATAGGTGCCAATACTCAAGACTTACAAACCGGTCTTAATCAAGCAACAAGTTCAGTAAATAATTTTTCGGCTTCGGTTCAAAGAGCAGCAAAGCCAACGGCAGACGCAACTCAATCATTAGTAAATTTATCGAGGATTGCTCAAGATGCTCCTTATGGGTTTATAGGTATTTCAAATAACCTTAACCCAATGTTGGAATCATTTCAAAGATTACAAAAAGAAACGGGTAGTTCTACGGAAGCACTTAAAGCAATGGTTAGTGGTTTAATGGGACCGGCGGGTTTAGGTTTAGCGGTTGGGATTGCATCTTCTTTAATTGTAACATTTGGTAAAGACATTAGCGATTTTTTTGCTAAACTATCAAGTGGAAGTGGAACATTAGCCGAAACTAACAAAGCATTTGAAGAATCAAAAGATGCATTTACTAAGGCTTATGTAGAAATGCAAAATTTAGGCAATGCATTTGAAGCGTTTCACAATGGAACAAAATCTAAAAAAGCGGTATTAGATGAATATAACAGTACATTAGGAAAGGTTTATGGAAGTACAAAAGATATAAACGAGGCTGAAAGATTATATATAGCTGATTCGGAAGCTTACGTTAAATCGGCTTTATATCGTGCCGCTTCTCAAATGGCTTTACAAAAAGCAGCGGAACAAGCATTTAAACAACAAGAATTAGCAAACAATCCTAAATCGGCGGGTGGTACAGATATTGGAGGTGCTATTGGTGCGTCTTTATTATCAAGATTTGTAGGTGCTGATATATTAAGTGCAAATCAAGCCGGAGCGTTTCAAGCTGCAACTGATAAAGCAAAAGGTTTAGAAAAAACCTACATGGATATTAGTAAGGCTTTTAATGATATGGTAACTCAAACCAATGAGTCTGCTAAAAAATCAAGATTATTCGGTAAAGAAGATAGTAAAGAAAAAGATTATTCTTTACAAGATAGAATTGCAGAAATCGAAAGATTGATAAAATTAGACATGGATTGGGCAAATGCAGAAATGAAAATTTACGAAAACTTACAAAAGTTTAATCGTAAAGGTGGCGGGGATATTGTTCAATTTGATTTAAACAAAGGGGATGCAACTCCTAAAAAACTTGACAAAGAATTACCTACATGGGCTGCTGATTATGTAAGCGATACAAATAAATTAGATAAACAATTACAACAAGCACAAAAAGACGCTGAAAAATTTGCTAATACATTATCAAATAATGTTACAAACGGTTTAATGAACATGTTTGATGCAATGCAACAAGGCGAAAGTCCTTTGCAATCATTAAGTAATTTCTTTTCTGATTTGGTAAAACAAATAGCTGCTGCCGTTATACAAGCAACAATTTTTCAAGCTATTATGAGTGCTATTATACCGGGTTATGGCGAAGCGGGTGCCGTAGCCGGTGGAGGTGGATTTTTGGGCGGTATTGGAAAATTATTAGGTTTTGCAGATGGCGGAATCGTTTCAAGACCAACCGTAGCAATGGTAGGCGAAGGAGGGCAAAGCGAAGCTATTATGCCATTAAATAAATTGGGTAATATGCTGACAAGTACTTTCCAAGCCGGTGCAATGAATGGAGGTAGTTCAACAAATAGCAATGGCGAGTTTGTCCTAAGAGGAAGTGATTTAGTTTTAGCAATGCAAAGAAGTAATTTCTCTTTAAACGTTAGAAGATAATGGCATATAACATACATTTTACAAGTACGGCTATTTCAAAAAATGGGAATACCTATCAATTAGATATTTACGAAATTGGTTATGTTGGAAGTATTGTAAATATTCCTGTTGCGGTAAATCCTTTTATATTAAAAGTTAATGCTTCAAGTGATAATCAATATGAACCATTATTAGCAAGTGAACTAAGGGTTCATTTAGATATTACAGATTATCAAAATAACTTTATAGATTTTGGAAATCAGGATCAATTTAAGTATTTTGGTAAATTAACTTATAGTGGTAATATAGTTTTTCAAGGTTGGCTTTTACCTGATGCAATGACTACTCTATTTACTACGGGTAGAATAGAATGTAGTTTTTCATTTATAGATGGTTTATCTATGCTAAAAACTATTTATTATACTCCTTATAACTTAAATTCAACAGTATTAGAAAGCACTAAACTAATTATTTTAAATTGCTTAAATGCTTTAAAATATCCTTTTGGGTTTAAAATGAATGTAGCGGTATCAATATTTGCAACTGCAATGGTAAA